TTATCAACATAAGGAATTTCATTTCCACTGAAACTCTTACTCGAAACAGTTCTAACTTCAGCAGAAATAGATGTGCCAGAAACAGTGAGGTTTTGAACGTTTGGAGTGATAATCTCAAAAGGCATATTTTGTGTGGCTTTCACACCAAATCCACCAGTAGATTTCGTGGTTCCCATATAAAGTTTGGGATGTCCAACATCGGTACTTCTGTTAGTTCCAGTGGTGCTGCTCATGTCCAGTTTGACTTTATAAGAGTCAAACGTAAATGGATCTGCTTGCGTAACATCACTCAAGTCATGGGTTCTATTAATTCTCTGTAAGTTAACACCACCAAGTTCATATTTGTGAACTGGAGTGCCAGCAGGATATGTTCTAGGTTCAGTTCCTCTAGTGATGGTTCCACTAATGGTGTTTCCGGTAACTTGAGTGTAGGTAATGATTTCATCACCAATCTGCAGATAACCTACATTAGTTGTTCCAACTCCAACATTTTCAAATGTTGTAAATGAAGATGCTGCTGAAACAGCGATTCCATCTGTAGAACCTGCAGGAAGTTCAACAGAAAGAGTGGTTGGTTTAACATTACTACGAACACCAGAAATCTTCACCTGGTTATCAGAGAAATACATTCCATGGTTCTTGTGGTCTACGGTAAAGTGGAGACCGTCATTATCAATATTCACGGAAGAAATCTGAACATCTCCTCCAGGTGCTCCTGGAAGATCATTATTCAACGTTGTAGCTGCACCTGCACTTGTAAAGTATCCAAGACTCTTAGCAGCACCAACAACAAATTCGCCCTGAACATTATTGAGAATAAGTTCATTAGTGATTCCAATTCCAGCAACAGTCAATCTGACATTTCTACCCATCGATGCAATACCGATGGTGGTAATACCAAGAACGTCTCCGACTTGATATCCAGATCCACCTGCAGTGATTGTTGCTCCACTTGCAACAATAGATCCGTCTTTGACACTGACCTCTGCAGTTGCTCCTCTACCGTTACCTGTAATAGTTACAAGATTTACACCAGCAAAGGTGAAACTTCCATCAGCGGGTGTAAGTCCAAGACCAGCATTAGTGATTGAAAGGTTGCCTGTAGCAGATCCAGCAGTGCCTACAAGGTCTCCTGTGGCGTTTGTACCCAGTTGATAGAAGGTATTGCCAATTTCATATCCAGAGTCAGCCACGGTGGTTCCAAGACCAACTCTAATTTGTCTAGAATTAAGACTAATTGGATCGGGAAGGAGATTGGGAATCTGTCTGTTTCCTTCCGTTAGTTCAGGACTGTAGAATTCAACAGATCCATTTTCAATAAAGTCTGCTCTATACAGAGTAAACTTAAGATCTTCCCACTGACTTGGTTCCCATGTAGAAGCGTTTTGCGACTTAAACAGAGATCCAAGATACGGTTGGTTGGAAATGAAAGTGTCTGTTAAGAGATCATTCTCACCAACCCTAGAAATATAGACACTATACTTAGTGGAGTTGGATGCTAAACATATTGCGTACTCAATTCCTCCCTCCAAATAAACAGGGGCTTTAAATTGAATATTTGTTGCAATAGACCCATCAGATGAAGTAAGAACTTCATCTGGATCAAGAACAATTTCGGAGAACGGAAGAACTCTTGGAGATGGAGATCCATTCACCATCGTTCTCAATTGGAAGACAACGGGAATATCCATGTCGTCTTTAGATCTAAAGAAAACATCACAACTTGTTAAAAATACACCAGTTTCATCTTCAACTAAGAATGATTGTGCAAGTGGATCATACCAACTATGAATAGTTTGAGTTCTGGTGCGTGATCCAATAACTTCAGACTCTACGAGCTCAGTTCCAAGATCTCTATTAACATTTCTACTCTGGAATTCATTTTTAAGTTCAACTCTTGCATTTCTAACAGAAATAATGTTCTCTTGAACCGTTTCAAGAGTTCCTGTAGCACTGAATGCTTCTTCAGCAATTGTCGTTGCATCATCTTGATTATTATCAATATCATTAGTAAGAGTAAAAGTTTTAGTTCCACACTCAAATCGTGGATGATTTACATTATTGCCATCAGGAATAAAGTAACTACCAATCAAAGTTGCAGAGAGGTCTGAAACAAGTCTCACATTAGTTACCGTAGCTAATGCTCCACTTGTTCTTCCTCTAAGGACCATTCCTTCTTCAACATACCCAAAGAAATCTCCTCTTGCTTCCGAAGAAAGTGACGCAGTATCAACATTCAAAATTGTAGAAGTTGATGAATATGTTGCTGCTAAATCAATATTAGAATATGGATTTTGTGGATATGTTTTGGTTGGAGAATCGTAAGGTCCCTCTCTATGATTTGACTGTGCAACTCTAAATCTGATAGAAGGTGTTGTATCTGGACGTAGAGTTTCTGCAAGGCCAGTTCTAAGCATTTCACCAACAACTGTTTCTCCAATCTGGAAAGTTCCAGATGTCATAGAAATTTCTAACAATTTTGGCACACAATACTTAGAAATATCGACACCATCAAAGAAAGCATAAAGTCTTGTAAGTGGTTTAACTCTCTTAGAAACAAATTCAAGATTTCTAGATCTCATGAATTGAATAAGATCTCTACTGACCACTCTATCTCCTACAGAGGTCTCATCAAACTGCTCAGTAACGATAGTCCTAACACCAGATCTGCTTTGAGTTCCAAATTCTCTGGTTGTTCTAAATCGATCTTCAATAACTTGGTCAGTAACTTGTCTCGTGGTGCTTCCCGCGTAATATCTCCAGTGACCGTTAAGAGATACGTGTACGGTACTTGGTCCACCATTAATGACTCTCTCCTGAGTTGTTTCTACAACTTCAACACCTGTCCAGTTGGTTTCCCAAGAATCCCAAACGATAGGTCCAAATCCTGTTTGAGGATCAATTGTACCATTTTCTGCAAGATTATTGAAGGTTTCTGCATAGTTACCTTCAGTCTCAATAATTTTAGCTTCAAGTCTTGTTGTATCAACCCAGTTATCAGTAGCTGGAGTAAGTTCAAGAGTTCCATTCCAGAAACTAATCAAAAATGGAGTGACACTTTCAGTTCTAGTAGCAAATGTTTGACTAATATATTCTACTTCAGAATAATCAAGAGTTACAATATCATTTTGCTTTCTTATATTATTACCTTCAATAGCAGCAAAATTGATATCATCTGTCGCATCAGTATCAACTACTGGTCCGTAGATCATATCTACGGAGTTTGTGTAGTGTCTAGGTCTTAACTCATTATATTTTCTATCGATAGCATTATTAACATCAATATGATCTTCTTGTGCAGAAAAATCATTAAAGTTGTCTACAAAGAATCCAGATTTAAATCTATTCAGTCCCTCTGCATCAGGAATAAAGAAGTTTGCAGTTTCCTTCTCAAGAAGAGATAAAGTCGTATAATATTCAAGACTCTTGATTCTATCTTCAAGTTTCTTGATATCTCTCATTTGATATCTCTTATAATCTAAGAATGCAAGTTTTGCCTGTTCTGGTCTATAGAGATATGGTGGCAAAGTCACTGTGCAAATTTCAATTGCATCATTAATTGGTTCTGGTCTTTGTGGACTATCCGATGGAGTTCCATAGATAATTTGAAAACGACCATCCTTGGACAAATATACCCTATCAATTCTTCCTTGATAGTAAGAATAGTCCATGATGATAGCTTCATCAGACGCCAAAGTATTTGCAGCAGTCTGACCAGAAGTTTCAAAAGACCTTCCAAAGAATTCAAGAGGCGATCTTACATCAGCAGCTACTGTATATTCAGCAACTCTTGGTCTAATATCAATAATATCAGAATTTCTATAGATATCAACATGACCAATTTCATTACCATAATCAAAATTATTATAAGAATTAACTGTTACTACATCACCAGTATCTGTGGTATCAAAAGATGCGCTAGAGAAATATATCTTCAGTTGTTTTGCTGGAGATGATTTATCTTTCTTTCTTCTAAGACGACCATGATCATAGAAGGTTTCTTCTTGACCAGTTCTAAAGGTATAGTTTGACGAAACATTAAAGCTTGGAGAACCTATACTAGCAATTACGGCACCAATATTGGATTCTTGCGCTTCTATGGTCTCTCCTTCAACAAAAACAGTTTCTGTTTTACTAATAAATGTAATTGTAGAGTCATTAAGTTTTTCAGATACAATTGCTCTTGCACCACTCGTTTGACCGACAATCTGTTCACCAACCAATAATTCTGTCGTAGTTGTCGATGCACTATTAATTGACTGCAAAGTCATGTTTGGTGCAGAAGCTGCAGAAGTATCTGCAGACTCATAAATTCCATGAATTTCGATGATGTCTGGGAAGTTTAAAGAAATAACTTCGTCTTCAACTCTAGTTCCAAATGGATAGTTTCCATAAGTAAGTCCATTATTTAAAGTTGTAGATCCGATACCAGATCCCGCTAATTTAGATTTATCAACAATAATAGAGTTAACTCTATTTTTAATCTTAACTTTTGCTTTTGGACTTGTCTTATTCAGAGTTGCGATTAAAGTTGCACCAGTATCATTTGTGCCTAAATTGCGAATTTGTAAGGTTTTGCCGTCAGAACCAATATCAAATTTATCTGCAGTAAGAACTTCTGTAGATCCATCAGATCTTGTCAACAGATATCTTTCCTCATCAAATTGCAAGAAGGTTTCATTAGTTCCTGCAGTTACCTGTGCGGAGAGTTGATTGCTAGCAATATCAACACTAAATGTTTTTCTAATTACTAATGTTGCTTCTGAAATGTCAACATTAGAAACATTTCCCTTTGCCAGTGGTGTATAGAGAGAAGCATCAGAAACAGAAGCAAGGTCTGTTTTAAGAACTTTTAAATCAGTTACGTCTAAAGTTGCTGCTGGTAAAAATGCACTAGCAACACCAACAACATCAGTTACTGCAGCTACGGTGATCGTTGTTGTTGCAACACCTACAACTCTTGCAAAAATAGGATCATTTCTAAGTCCTGCTGTTGTGTCGGTGTATTCAATCAGATCATTTTCTTTTACAAGAGTTCCAGGGAAAGCAGCATTCTTAGCAGTAATCGTGCTGATTCCACCAGACAGAGCACTAACAGTAGCAATACCTGCACTAAACTTAGTGGACTGAATTACGTCTGCACTAAATGTATTGATACCAACGGTTGTAGGAGTCCCTTCATATCCGTCCATTCCATAGACAGATTTAACGTCAGCTATACCATGTTCAGTGATGGCGACAGCAACTCTACCATCTTCAATACCATTAAAGATGAGTTTTTCAAAAGGAATAAAAGATCCCTCAGTCTCATAAACGGTAACTGCGGTTCCAGCAGAAACAGCATGTCTCAAGAATCCAGTTGCGCCACTGTTCACACCTTTTACAAATGTAGGAACCGAAAGTGTTGTTGACTGATTTATAGCAATCTCTACATTAGTTTGAACATCATATAATGCAAGATTCCATTCATTAATATTGCCATTTGCTGCGTCATATGATCCAGACTCTAACTTAAAGTCATAAATTCTAGCAACTCCAATCTCATTTCCAGGAGCTGTTTGTTGATTAGATCCAACTCTTTGATCTCTAAGACTTACAACATATGTTCCAAATCCGACCGTTGGTGATCTGAATACTCTGTTTATTTTTAATGTTGGACCAGTATTATATACAATATTTTGATTTTCAATAGTTTTAGTTGTTCTTGGTTTATCTACGTCAAGATACTTTGCATTTAAGGTTTCAATCTCATATCCCTTAACATATGCCTTTCCAGGAGCGACTTTATAGAGAGCTAAATCATCTGTTGGGGTTGTTCCACTGGGAGTAAACTGACCTGTTTCAAATATACCACCATTTCCAAGTCCATCATTTAAAGAGTTGACTACAGTGATATCAAACGGTTTTACAAAATAGTGTCCTGATTCATCAAACGTTCTTCTTGCCATCATATCTCTGATGTCAAGATATCCTGGACCACCACCAAGATTTCCTTTAACTGGAGGTGCTGCCTGAAGAACCCCGTTAATTACTGTAGCAAGCAGAATGAAGTTATCATCATTAAAATCATCGACAGGTTTCTTAAAAAGACTTGTAGAGATTCTAAGTCTATCAGCACCTGGTGCTGCATAGTTATTAAATCCCTGAGAGTTGTCGTTAAGGGTTTCGTCTAAGTCTGCATTAACAATCTCTTCATTAACAAACAGACCAATTCTGTAACTTGGAGTTGTTCCGTATTGATCAAGAAGAAGATTTTCTCTATCGACGTTTACAAAATTTCCACGAATAAAATAAATACCGTTTTCAATTTGGAAAGAAGATCCAGTTGCAGATGCAGCGTTCGTTAAAGTGGATGCAAGAGGAGATCCTGCAGCAATTGTGGTATTTCCAAGCAATCCAGAAGTTACTACCTCATTAGAAGTTAATACTTCACCATCAAAAAAAGTTTGAGTAGAATTATTTGCAGTGCTTGAAGTGAGATAATTGATATAAAGTGTCAGGTTACCCCTTTCAGAATCCTCAGGCAGCAGAACACTATCGACAAAAGCCGTTACCCCAGAAGTCTGCCCTGTAATTTTTGTCCCTACTAACTGATCAGCATATGCCGATACTGGGACACCCTGATAGGTGTTTTCTAATTGTACACAGTAATATAATTGACTATATCCAATATTTCCTGGTATTACTTTTGCACCTTCTTTAAAGAAGTGCTGTCCAAACTTTTCAATCTGATTTTGCAGTATAGACTGTAGAGTTGTTAACTCTCTTGCCTGAACAGGATATCCTGGTTTGAATAATACCTTGTGGTAATCATTAGCTGCATCAAAATCATCAAAGTATGGAGCTACGTTGAGGTTCGTTTGTTGGGGCATAATTCTTTAGAACTGCAAAATAACTTTTATGTCTTCCTTTTGACTCGCTGATCGAGTTATGGCTGGTCGGTTGTCAACGTAAATGATGTTTCCCGAATGCGCTTTGACCTCAGGATTAGAAATACCACTCGTAAAAGTTTGACCAAGATAGTATGTACGATTATTTATTACGGTAGATATACCTGAGAAGTTACTATCAATACTTAAATCTTGACCAGTTGATGGTACGATAGTCAGTGCTCCACCAGTTCCAGGAGATGATGTAAACTCCGTTAAATCAAATCCATATGTTGGTTGAGTTTGTGCAGTTCCGACTGTGTTAAATCCGGCAAGAGATCTATCTTGCCAGAATTTTAGTACCCCTGTATTTTGATCATAATTAATAACTCTTCCTACAGCAGTTGTTCCTGTGGAAACTGTTTGAGTAAAATATGCATCAGCAGTAAATGTTGCCGTGCTATATCCTGTTCCAACAAGTCTTAAAGCCCCAACAGCACTTGCTTTATCCGCCGAAAGGAGAGTCGTAGAACCAAACTGTTGTGGATTTTCTACAACACCAACTCTGGCAATTTGATTACCTGTGATGAAGTCTGGGTTTTCGTTGTCATTTTCAATTCTTGAATAAAGAAGAACATTATATGCACCCAATTCTCTATAGATGTCCGCACCATGGCCACCCTGTGGTGGAATGATTACATCAAATGCTGGTCTAGTGGTTCCTGTTGGAACTCCACCGCCAACCAAATCAACATTTCCATAGGTGTATCCTGAACCTTGAGTAGAAACAGTTACAGAACTAACTTTAGAATCGGCATCAATTACTATGGTACATTCTGCTCCTGTGCCGTCTCCTCTGATTGGAACAGATGTATAAGTGGAGTTTGCAGTGCCAAGACCAACACCTTTGTTAGTAATCGTGACGATCTTAATAGATCCATCAACTGCATTATCTCTCACTGCAGCATTATCAGTTGCAGTTGTCCAGTCTGCAGGAACTGGCATGTAATCAGTGGATTCAAACTTTGTTACGTTACTTGGAGCGATAGTATAAAGATATTTCCAGATATAACCATCACCACTAGTGCCAGCTGCCTTAGGTTCTAAATCTGTAAAAGTTGGTTCATCCAGAGATGGTCTGCCTGATGGATTATCAGGATCAATACCATTTTGCAAACAAATATAAACTCTGAAGTCGCTATTTAATACAAAATAGTTTGCAAGATACAGTGAAGTAGATCCAGAAACCACAGCAGTATTTGATCTGCTATAATCATGACGATACATGTCATAGGTAGTTCCTGATGACCAAGTTCTCTTAGGAACAACCTGCTTTGCATCTGCAGAATTGATTTTCTTCAGAGCGATCATGGTATCCCAATAATCATCCTCTTCAGTAAAATTGTCTTTTGGTGAAGGGGGATCAGAATCCCAAGTAGACTGATAGTCTGCTGGGTTAGGCAAACCAACAAAAGAATAATATGCATTAGAGGAATTGTTTACCCCTGCAACAAAATTCTTTGCGTTCAATATTCTAATCTGATCCGTAATTATTGCGGCCATTTTGACAGAGTTTTTCTTTATTTATTAGTGATTAGACGATATAGTTTTTGAATTTCAAGAAGTTAGATCTGACAACCATAGTTGATGTTGAAATGCCAGTTCCATCAGTTGCACCAATTCCAGATTCAGTATATGCGGAGTAAGAATTTGTCTCCGTTCTTCCGGTAACATCAATTCTTCCCCAACTAAATGCTCCAAAGAAGTCTGATGTATTAATACCAGAGTATCCACTTGCATAATCGTCAACCTTGACGAAGACTCTCTTAACTGTAGTATCTATTCCAGATACACTGGTAGAGATAAATTCGGCACTGGAAACGTAGTAAACATTATCGATGAATGATGTTCCGACTCCAACAGTGTTTCCAGATGTATCCAAAGAAGTGACTGAGGTGGATCCAACACCACCGTTTGAATTTCTTACAACAAAATAATCATTTGCTGCAAGAGAACTTATCGTGATAGCAGTTCCTGCAATAGCAGAGTCTCTAAGGAAAGAGTCATATGGAATATGTAGGTCAAGAACTAACTGAGTAGTTCCGACTCCCACAGCCGTGGTTCCAAATCCAACAATAATGCCATTATCACCTTGATATGAATCAACGACAATCTCTTCTTCAGAATATGTTGGAGGTGCGATGAGAACTGGTGGGGGACTTACGTTTGTATATGCAGTTCCAGCATTAGAAAGAGTAATGCTTGTTACCACTCCAGCGGTAATAGATGCTGTTGCAAGAGCAGTGGTTCCAACACCAACTGCTTGAACCGTGCTTCCAATCGTTACGACTGGTGCTGATGCATATCCAGAACCACCATCAGAAATTGATATTGAAGAAATAGTTCCAAGACCAGAAACAATTGCAGTTGCTGCAGCTGCCGTTTTAGATTCTTGAGCGACAAATTTAACTTTCTTCTGGAAGGTCAGATCAGTGTCATTTTCATTTTGTGGATTAAACATGGGTCTCAGATTATCCACATAAATCGCGGTAGATCCAACACCAACAGACTTGATAATGTATGCACTGGGATTGATAACTGGTTCGTAAAGTTCACGATCCTTACCAATAGCAATCTCATCCACAAAAACATCTTCAGTCTGCTTACACCAGATAACAGGTCTATCTAAAGTAATATCATTTGTGTTTCCTGGTCCAAAGTATGGATTTGTGGAAACAGTGCTTGTGGATTTAATATTATCGACGATTCTTTCATCTTCGATAAGAGAAGAAGCTTGACTTCTAGAAGGATCATTCTTGAGTTGCAAGGAGTCACCTTTTTTCACTGTTTCAATAATGTTTCTGAAGATAACGTCAGTGTCACCACTGCCTTTGTAGAATACAATTTCGAGGATATCTCCAAGTTTAGGTGCCTCAGTAAAGTTCAGTGTGCTTCCACCAGTAAACGTATATCCTTCTCCTGGAACCTGAAGTGTATTATTAACAAAGATAAGAAGTACATCTTGAACATTAATATTCGATCCTTTTGCAGCGACGATAGAAACTACAGATCCCGCTAAAGTGAGTGGGAAGTCTTTTCTTGTACCATCAATAAATCTTTCAACATTATCAAGAACTTGAAGAGTTCCAAGAGACCATCCAGCAAATTTATCAAAGAGAGCCTTGTCAACAGTTAACGTAAATTCACTAAAGGATGATGTTGTTGGAATACCTGTCAGTCCGCCAATAGGTACAGTCAAGATATCGCCGTTGCCATATCCATATCCATTATTTCTAAGTTCAAAGTCAATTACACTAGATCCTTGACCAACTACAACATCTATCGTTGCATGAGTTCCAAGTCCAGCAGAAGAGGAACTATATTCCAAAGGAATGTTGGAATAACTTAGTGGATCCTCGATTACAATATCAAGTGGTTTATTAACTTTACCGCATCTTGCATAGAAATGTTTTCTGGTTGAGATGCCGGTGTTTATTTCAAAGGTTGTAGTGTCAATAACTCTAAGAACATTTGTTCCGCTTACTGCTGGATCAGATTTACTTGCAGAGTTATTGTTAGCTCTTGGTGCAATAAGGACAGGTTGAGCAGTTCCTCCACTTTGGAAGAATGTTGGGACTGTAGAAACGCCAGCATTAACTTCAAATTCAGTGGAACTATTAACCGCAGTTACTTTAGTACCACAATAAACAGGATCGGTTGTTCTTGGATAGGTATGAGTAGATCCTCCATTATCAAGTCCGCAAGTGAATCCAAGACCGGTCAGAAGAACATCACTCTTTTCTCCAGTAGTAGAGAGGTTATGAGCAGCTGATGTGGTTACGGTCATAATGCCACTTACATTATTATAAACAGCATTAGTGACATTAACTGGTCCTGCGCCACTATAATCACACGTAAATGCTATTCCAGAAACAATAACGGTATCATCAAAAGACAACCCGTGTGCGCTAGATGTAGTAACTGTTGTCAGACCAGTTATTGATGAATATCCAACATTTGAGATATCTCTTGATGCATAGAATACTGAAGAATCTGTAATCGACACATCTGTGGATATGTTACCAGTTCCCGTCATGATAGTTGCAAAACCAACATGATGAGTGGTTATGCCAGATCCACTATTTGCTACACTTACATTTACGTATCCGAGAGTTGGATTTGTAATACCGATACTGACTTGAGTTCCAGTTGGAATTTCAAGAGCACTCGTAGAACCAACACCAATTCTAACGAAAGTAGATGCAGTAGAAACAACAGTTACATTTGACTTCAAGAATGTTCCAACGCCAATCGTAACGTTATTGCCAGTGTTCAACAAACTAATGATATCATAAACACTGTTTGAGTTTTCCAAATAAATTTCAGTAGATCCAACTCCAACAGGGTTAGACGTATCAGTTAAAATTTCATAACGGTTTCTTCCTCTATATCCAGTACCAGTATTGGCAACCCCAACGGAAGAAACAGTTCCTGCTGCAGATACTACTGCAGTTCCGCCAGCAGAGACAAGAGCTTGATATCCAAGACCTTCAGCAGAAGCAACAGAAACGATAATTCCACCCTTAGGATAACTGGAAATTCCAACATCAGATCCGAGAGGAGTTGTTTCTGTTCCTTGGAATGTAATCGTGGTGATTCCGGCTACTTCATCTAAAGTATACTGATTCAGAAGTCCTGGAGTTTGGAATACATCATTAACAAGAATGATTGCATTTTCCGTAGAGATGCCAGGAACGTCCGAGGCATTTTGCTTCAGAGTGAATTCATTTTCAGTTGCATTAAATTGATTTGAAATATTGTCAAAGATATAATTCTTGTAATAAGACTCATTTGATGTGTTTTCAATACCCGATCTCATGAAAGATCTTCCCTGGAAACTAGATGAGGTTGTGATACCAGTCCAATCTCTTTCGTCTGGTGGATTTGTAGTAGATCCGATTGGAGTATTTCCAAATGGAGCTTCAACAAAGTTAAGATGATTGTCTACAATATTATAATTACCATCAACCTTTGTAATTAGATCTCCAGTTCCTGCAGTTCCAACCTTAGTTCCCAACCATTCTCTACGAACTCTTATAAAGTTTGTACTTCCAATACCAACACCTTCGATCTTCATGATCTCATCACCGATCTGAATTAGATCAGATCCGAAGAATGATGTTATTCCGCTGAATGTCAGTATATTATCAGTATCCAACATCTGATTTGCCAGATGCGATGTTACAGCAGTAGATACAACTGGTGATTGAATTACATTATCGATAGCAACGATCACCTTAGCATTTTGATTTGTAGAGATAAATCTATGCGATGTACCAATACCGACACTTTCTAATTGAACAACTTGTGGAATGGATTTCAGTGCATTCTCTGCACTAGATGCAATCTTGATAGTATTATCATCAATCTTGACTGCAAAGAGATTTTCTCCTGGCAGGAAAGTAGTGTTTGCCGCACCAACAAAAGTAGTTGTAGCAATTCCAACTGCAGATGATGCAGTTCCAACATGAACATACCTCAGTTTCTCTCCACTTACAAAGAAGTGATCTGGAATCTTAATAGTATTTGCACTAATATCAACGACAGAGCTGCTGTTACCTTCAAAATATCTTTCAAAGATTTGTTTATTTTCATGCTCAAGCATGAACTCTCTCTTAATATCACTGTCGGTTCCTGTATATTCGCCAATTTTTGTTGTAATTGATGAATTTGTAAACGCAACTGTTGATGGCAAAGTTGCATCATCATCAATAGACAGTGCATTCTTAAACACATTAACCACTGCGTCTATGCTTGCATTTGGAGTGAATACCAACGATACAGTTCCTGCGGTAGAAACTCTTGCACCAAATGTCCCCAGTCCAGAAGAAGTTTCAACGTTTCCATATTCAGTCATATCAACGTCATAGCTTCCTGTTCCGTCAACGTAGTCATCAACGATGACGAGTTCAGAAAGTTGTGTTTCATTATTAGTTGTATCTGCAACCTGAACTAAGAAGTATGCTCCATCATATAAATCAACGTATTCTGAAATAGTTGTGATTCCTGGAGAACCAGATGCAGAAATACTTGTCGTTCTTCCTTCAAGTTGAGCATGTCTCAAGTCAAGAGTTCCAATTCCGGTGATTGAATCAGTTGCAAGACCAACTTGTACAGTATTAATCGCACCAGTGGTTCCTATACCAGTTGCAGTTGGAATAAAATCAACCTTAAGATTTGCGCCATCAACATATGCATGATAGGTTCCAAGACCTATAGCAGATGCGCCACCAATATTTGTAGTGAGTCTTCCATATTCAGTGATTGCAACATCACTACCGTTATTAGTAATATTAAGTTCAACAGCCTCAAATTCTGTATTTGATCCAATATCTGGATTGATATTGACAAGAACTTTCAAACTAGAATGTGTAGCAGCGATAGAAACAATAGTTTTTGTTACTCCAGACTCAACTTCAACACTACCAGTGTTGACAGTGACAACTCCACCAAAACTTGTGTTTCCAGTTCCTAAAACCTCACTGTCAATATCATATGACAGAGTAATGACGTTGTAGTCATTAACAGAAGACCGTGTTGGATAGAAGAGAAGTTGTCCATCAGATCCAGATATACCAAATTCAAAAGAACCTTGATCATATTGAGTCTCAACTCTTGCGTACTGATTAAGATATCCTTGTGCATCATCATGTACAACATCAACTAACATGAGTTGTCTTTGTGCTGTATATCTCTTATCTCTTACATAAGTGATATATTTCTGGAATCTCACATCAGCAAGGGTAAATGTATCTACGACACTGAAAGCTGTAGGTCTTGGATTGCTGTTGAACTGACCGCTAAGATCGTCAATAGACAGAACTCTGTTTCCAACTGATTCAAAATAATCGGTTAGAATTCTATTGGCAAATACTATTTCATCAGAAACAACTTTTGAATTGAGGTTCAAATTGTTTTCTGTTGCAAGGTCAAAATCATAGAAACAATTAACACTAGCAAATCCCTGAAGATCATTAACAACAGAGAATCTTGTCAGAGCAGTAGACAGTCCAACAGTCATACTGTTAGAGTTTGTTGTTTCTAACTGATAATCAGAGAATTTCTTAAATCCTAAAGTATGATTAAGAGAAGAAACTGGTTCATTCCAAGTCTCAAATGGTACGGATGATTTCAGTGAATATGAGAAGTTCTGATAATAGAAATTATCAGGCATTCTTTGAAGTTCAAAGTTAAGTTCTCCAGAGTCATTATCCCATCCTTTTATTACCTTAGATGAGGAGTCTAGATTATAATAGTTTTCATAAGATGTAATTGATGAAGCTACACCGTGAGCGTCGGATGATCCGCCTATAATTTTTTCACCAACGACAAACTTATCGCTAGAAGAAATTAGTAATGTATCCGAACTTGAATTCCACGAACCAACTATTCCTGTGGCCGAATCCGAAGTTACAACTTCTCCTTTGAAATATTCTCTTGTGGTTAACTGTGGTTCAAATATTGGGAAACTCTTCTTAGCGATAATTCTTCCCGAAGAATTAATATCATCAAAAACTCCGACTATTTCATTAGACTCTAAAAGTCCAGACATACTATAAGTAACAATACCAATACCACCCAGTCTCTCATTAACAGCAGTCAGTTCAAACAACTTATAATCATAATTTTCTGAGTTAAATCCTTTTCCAGTTGATCCAACACCAACACTGATATTTTCAATCAGAACTTTATCACCAACTGCAAATGGGAATGAATTTACTGTACTAAATCCAACAGCAAGTTCAACAGTTACATTTTCGGTAGAGGAGTCGTATGAAATAGTTCCAATACCGACTCCAGCACCAGTTTGAGTTGGAATTAATGTTGGTTCTACATTATTAATTCCCTTGGTATTCTTCAAGATCTCTACAGTTGGAGATCCAGGTGTTACTTTTAGATCAACATCAGAAACTAGTTTTTCAGTTCTACCATCAAGAACAACTAGTTTTGGTGGAATAGAAAATCCTTTTCCAAAGGATGTTACGCCAATAGAATCAAAAACAGCTAAAGGTTCTATCTTTACTATCTGTGGATATATTAAAGATGGTGATAATGTTGGATCAGATGGATAAGTATATCCAATATCTTTAATTCTAGTGCCAAGTGCCTTTCCAATATTAGAGCTCTCTGCCTCTAAAATGGCACCCCTTCCAGAAACACTATCTACAGTTGTGATTCCAGGGAGAGTTTCATAGTTTCTACCAACACCAGTAACATCAACTTTTGCAATTGGACCATATGTATGGGTGCAATCAGTTGTATAATCAATTAAAGCACCAGCTGCAGTGGTATATGAAGATGTCTCTGGAACATTCTTTATAGTATAAGTAAATGATGTTGTTGAAGGTGTGGCAATTTTATGAGTTCCTTGATAACCACTTTCTTTGATTTCTAGTTGACTTGAGTTTACAACCTCAGTATCCACAACTATTTGTTGCTTTACTTCGGGAGTATCTACATCAGGATTTGCGTCAATTAAATCAAGTTTGTAATATAAAAACTCTGGTGTATCGCTATTAACTTCAAGAGTAACTTTTGCGCCAGAGGATCCAACTGTGCCAGATCTAACAACTTCAAAGACTTTACTGCTATCTGATTTTTCCCAAACTACTTTAAAATCTTTATCTCTATAGAAATTCAATTCAAAGGCAGGATAAGATTTGCCTTGTACAACGAATCCGAGAGATGAATCAGATAAATCAAATGTTACCGTAGAATCCTTGTACAGTTTGATTGGAGGATTAATTGGAGATATGGTTCCAGAGGAAGCACTAGTAATATCGACTACAACTGGTTTCTCCTGAGTTGAATCGAAGTAAGTGTCTGAAAGTTTGATTGTATTTTGATCAACACGATTTACATAATAAAGTTTATCACTGGACAATCCTACAGAAGGAACCGTTGCAGTATGTAAGACTTTATCACCACTCTTAAGTCCATGAGACGTTAAAGTTATTTCACTATTTGTGGTGCTAACTTCAGAATTTGTAAAATCGATAGGATCGACTAGGACTCTTCTGTTGTAATCATCATATTTAAATGTGATTGACTTAGTATTCTTTGGATTTACGTTTAATGTAATATTGTGGGGTTCACTTAATCCATGTGTTGATGCAGTAGCCACAGTGACCAAGTTTCTATCAACATTACCAGTCAGAACTGTGTGATTTGTGGTGAAACTATGAGTGTCTCCAGTGCCAACACTTCTAAAGAATAGTGTAGTCGATATTGTATTAGCAAGACCAACAAAAGTTCCAGTAGATCCAAGACCAACTCTTATGGTTGCAATTCCAATCAGATCGTCATTAATTTTAGCAACAAAGAGTGACTGACCATCTGCAAGAGTAGTTCCTACTCCAACATTTGTTTCATCTTGTACGATGATACCACTTCCACTGGTTCCAGGAGAATACGTTACCTGATCTCCAGTTTGGAAATTGTGATTTCTAATATAAAGTGCTTTTGTCTGGATGAATTTTTGAGTGGCTCCAACACCAGGATTTACAAATGTAATTGTGGTTCCAATCCCAACTCCAGCAGTTGTTCCAAGTCCAACAACGTTTACTGGGTTAAAGTAAATTTGTTCATTTTGTCTGTATGAATAATCAGTTTTGAATCCACTATTAACTGTGAATTTTCTAGGAACTTCGTAGATAAACTTACCAATAGTATGAGAGGAACCTGTAGTTCCTTCTGCCTCTCTAAGAACTCTTATTCTAGAGTTGGTTTTATCTACATTCAGTACTTTTAGTTTTTCATCGCCAGTCATCAAGATGTCATTTTCTCTAATCTTGAATGGAGACAAGTCTCCAGTGACTTTAAAGAAGGTAACTATGCCAGTTACGGATGTGGCTCCTATAGCAACACCAGTAGTTCCAACACCAGCAAACGCAAGTCTATTTGATTGAATTCCAACAGAATAAGATCCTTCAATTTTAGATGACGTTGTAGAAAGTCCAGATATCGTTACAACATCAAAGTTTTTGAAATTATGTGGATTATCCGCATATAAAATATATTCTCCCTTAGATTCACCAGGATAAATCTCTAATCCTTCTATCGAACTAGTAGCGACACTCACGCTAGTGACAGATTTACCTTGAAGTCTTGAAACTTTTGCAAAAACACCATCACCACCTGTTCCAGTATTATTAAATACCAGAGTTTCGTTCATCCGATACTCAGTTCCACCAGTAATAATTCCAACAGAGGAAATAGTTCCTCTAGAAGAAGCGGTTATCTCAGATGTTTGGGATAACTTATTTGGAATGTAGATATATGGATATTCAGAATCATCCTCAATCAAGTTATATGGATGAGTGTTTCTTCTATACTCATTTTGCAAGTTTTCAAAAGAATCTGCAGATGAACTTAAAGAGAAATTAAAATTATCTGGAATAGAGTGATAATTGTCTCCGATAATATATGGGAATTTTGGAGCTTTGTAGTTTTTAAATATTCCTGAGGTAGATACATCTTTTTCATCAACGGTCATAAAATATGCATAAGTTCCCTCTGGATAATCTGGAGTTATGCAGAATCTACCGTTGTTTTGGTCAAGAACACTTTCGTCAGTTGAATTAGTATGACTATAGTCCTCTACAAAAAATCCCTCAGGGAAAATTGATGTAGAAGGTCTATTTGCTTTGAGATTCAAAGTATACCCAGACTTCATCTGAGTTACGACTCCGCCACTCTTAGTCCTATATGCATATGGGCCATAAATTGGATTTCCATCATATGCAAATCCCAAAATAGGCGAGTGTTTTGTTGATGGAACTTCAGCCCCATTCTGTCGTTTTAGATCAGATTCGCCAAATGCAGTCGCACCAGATTGGGCAATTGAAAATGTATTTTCTCTAAGTTTTCTTGGCGCATAAAGATGAACATACTGTAAGTTTTCTTGATTTTCAGAATCAATTACTGATCCATCATCCGCAGCAAAATACGGAAGATTTTTTTCAAAAAGATTAACCCTCCAATTCTGAAGATTTGCTCTGAACTTAGGTACGTTAAGAGTTGATCCTGCATTTATGACATCAATCGTAGTTGAGGATTGATCATATCCACCTCCAGGTTCTACGACAGTCACCGATGTTATAGACCCATTTTCAATAACAGGAACTAAAACAGCACCTACACCGTCCCCGTTTACATCCAAGTCTGGAACTGAAATATATCTAGAACCAGAATTTTGAACAATAACGTTTACAATCCTACCATTATTAACAATTGGGGTTAATTGTGCATCAATACCAGATTCAATAGTAACCTGAGGTTGGAAATCTAAATTGATAATTTCAGATGATCCATATCCAACTCCACCATTTTCCAAATGAACTGATGTTACCTGTCCTCTAAAGATTGGTTCTATATCTGCTTTAAACGTTTGATTGCCAATAGAAGATATTCCAACTTCACCAACAAGAGTAGCTGTTATCGCAGGATAATTAAAAATGTGAGTGCCGACACCAACAGAAGTTATGTCAACATATTGCTTTGTTCTATAGTAAAATTCTCTATCAGAAGATAAACCAACAGAGGAAAGTTTAAAGGAGTCTTTATCAACTACAGTCACATAATATTCAGTGTCTGCAGAAAGTCCAGACGCGATAGTTCCGTTACAAGTGTACTTTACTTTTTCTCCAGAGTTGTAATCGTGATTGGCAATAGTGATAGAATCACTTGCTGTACTCACTCCAGAAGCGGCAGGAGCAGTCCTTTTCTTAGTCTGATACCCAGAACCACCCGAAATAACATTAATTGATTCTACTACTGATTTTTTGTTGATTGACTGGAGAGAATGCTTTCCTACACCATGATCAGTGAGGAAAACTGTGTTGATTCCAGATATAGCGTCAGCTTGTGTTGGATGAAGTCTAACAGTAACATTATCAATAGTTGATACAAAGTACGTAGAATTTGTAACAATACCAGCAATACCACTTTGGTCAGATGTACGATATATTACTTGTTCAGCATTTCTAAACTTATGGTATGTTGAGAATCCAATTTTGGATTGAGTTGATGCTGTTCCGATTATTACTTTTGCTGAAGCCAAGTCCGCAAAGAATTCTGGATTGTGATCAATCAACTTCATATTGACAAATCCAGTTGCACCTTGACCATTACCACCATCAATTTTTAAGGTAGGTGTTCTAAGATAATCAAATCCAGGGTCTTTAATTCTAACTTCTCTTAAAGATCCAGAAATTGCTAAGAATCCAGTAGCTCCTGTTCCTACCGAATCATTAACAATTAAATTTGGTGGATTGATTATATCAACATTTTCTCCAGGTGCTAAAACTTCAATATCATTAATCTTGCCGTATCTAATTACATCAGTTGATTTATAATTTAAAATTTCAACACCATTAATTAATATACCAGTTGTTCCTGGTACAGTTGTTTCAGTTCTTTCAGAAGTTTTTGGTGTAGATACCTTCCTAAGAATTTTTTGTGGTTCTAAAGTTTTTGAATTAAACTCATATGGTTTAATCAAACTTTCAGATACAGTTACTGCAGAATCAACAGATACAAACTTTGAGTTGAGAATGTCATTTCTGCTTTTTGCAAATTTTAACGTAGACGAATTTACTCTTCTTACAAAGTAAAGTCCATCAGCAAATAATGCATCTCCTCTAACTTTTCTAGTTTTACTATTTCCAGAATCATCAATATAAGTCTCATCTACAAGACCAGCAGAATAATAAACAGCATCTCCTGTGTAAAATCCATGTTCTACTCCAGGAGAAATTTCAAATTCAGTACCAACAAAGGTTCCACTAAATTTAAATTCTTTAGGGGATACATTAATTGGTTGTGCATTATAATAGGGTAGAGATGGCGAAGACACCAAATAACTGTTATCCACAGAACTCTTATAAACGTTCTCTACATCGGTTGAATATTCATCAATATTAGTGAATGTATTAGAGGAAGCTTTTCTTCTAATTCTTTGAACTTTATATGTTAAAGTTAAATCTAACAGACCTTGACCTTTTATCGTTAATTGCTTCTCTCCTGTAACATCAGTGATAGTTGTTTCTTTGGTTGTTCCATCAGAAAGAATTAAAGACGCAGAATTGCCAGGTTTAAAATAGTTTGCTTCATTTAAAGTAAGTCTGTAAGTATTGTCAGAAAAATCAATAAGTTCTACTTTTGCAACTTTGTAAACGGATGAAACGTTGTATATCCACTTATTGGCTTTAAATGTATTGTCGGTGCATCCAAGAGTTTGTATATTTACAATTCCTTCCTTTAAAAGTCCTTTAGTATCCTCTGGTGCGTTCAGAGAATTTAAGACTGAATTTACTCTAACTTTGATTATTTCACTTTGATCTAATTTAGATCTTCCATATGTAAACGTATTAACACCAACCGTTGTTGAATCAAGTATAATTGTGCTGATACCAGTTACACCAAAAAACTGAGTTAATGATTTTGAAGTGTAACTTGCGATTCCAGTAGTTGCATTTGAATATGAAACATACAATTCACCTGTTGAACCAAATCCAACTGTAGAGTCAACATCAAGAACTGTCGTGCCTGCAGCAACTTGGCCTATAACTTTTGTGGATGGTTCAACCTTAAAATTGCCATATGTAATTCCGCCAGCAGATCCATCTGGTCTATTAAATCCACCATCATATGATAACTTATAAAATGATTTTCCATATCCAACTTCTATCTTCTCAACACTTGTGATTGGAGCATACGATTTTTGAAGATCATCATCAAACTTGTATACATCTTGATAAAGAGTTGCATTTTCTAAATTTTCAGGATCACCTTCGATTGCTTCAACAACAAGTTGATTTACAATTCTATATCCGGCATTTGATGGAGTAAAAAGAAAATCTCTTGGAGTAATTAACTCTACATCTTTATTGTAGAGTGCCTTAAACAGTATTTCAAAAGATTTGTTTGTTCCTTTACTAATATAAAAATCTTTTGCTTGTTTTACAAAAATGTTTTGATTGAGTTCAGGAGTTAATGTTCTATTTTCAAATCCAGGAGCTAACTGATGCTTCGCTTTTGTTAAAAATTCTTTTAAGAATAAGCAACTTAAGTTGGTGATGATAGCACCATCTTTGTGATCATCAGATGCAGTTTCTTCAAAAACAACTTCTTCTTTGTTAATTGCACTTCTATAAGAAGTTATACCAACAAATCCTCTAATACATCCAGTAAAGGAATAATCAGTTTTCCCGGTATAAGAAATTATTTCATCATCAATTTTTAGTAATCCATATGAATCTGGAAATCCTTTAGTTCCTGTAGGAGATTCTCCTGGATCAACGTTGATAGTTGTTCCGTAGAAAGTAATGTCACCAGACATTACTGCAGATTCTGTAAGATTTGTTGTTTCGTCTAATTTAATATATCTGTCAATATTTTCAATCAGATCAATAGGTCCACCCTGATATTCTTGTCCCAGGTAATATGACTTTAAAAAACTTTCTACAAGTGGAAAATCTTCCCTTACATAAGTGGGAAGTTGGCTTGCAACGATAGTGTTAAATTGAACTCTATTTTCTGACATTTTATGAATTTATCGTCTTAGTATGAGGATGAACCTGAAGTTGATGTACCTGATGAAGATGTGGTGGTTCCTGAGTAAGAAGTGCCTCCCGATGCTCCACTAGATGATACTGATGTGCCACTAGATGCCGTTGTAGTCGTTGTAGACGTGGTTGCAGTCGATCTAGTAGCCGTAGATGTGGTTGTGGTTGGTCCACCAGAGCGAACCAGATTTCCGTTAGCATAACTTGAAGATACCACGTAATTAGACGCAGATGGGTCAAGTCCCGAAGAAATCTCATCAACAACAGTTTCAAAGTTACTGTTACTAATATCTAGTTGCAAATAAAGATCCTGTAATCCGACAACATCATTTGATGTAGGACTTGCAGAAATTTCTAATGTTTGAACACCATCTTTAATTTTTGCGCTAGTAATATTAACTGGATTTAGCGTAATGACTCCTGTTGCATAATTAATCGTACCAACGTTTCTTCTTACCACTGTTGGAGTTTGTGAACCAATACTTGGAACTGTAAAGAAGAAAAGACTTCCTGTAACTCTATTTGTATCGGGAATATCAGAAACATAAACTGGTTGATTAATACCTGCTACCAAAATTGCAGATGATTTAATATTAAACCCAGACATTCTCTTGATATAGATTTCATTACCAAAACCAATCTGATACTCTGCAAATTGATTGATGAGAACTCTCAAATCTCTTCTCATACTCACAGTTGTGATATTTGACATCACGGCTTCGTGACTGTCATCAATAACTTTCAAGAATTTACTATATTTTAGTCTTGCGCCATACTTATTCAATTCACTAGACTCTGAATACTTAGTGACGTTATTTTGAACAATCGTAGAAACTGCTGCTGCAGATGGTGCGAGATTTGAGTTATAATAAATTTTTGAATCAATCTCAAGATACAGATATTTGAGATCTAGGATTTCAGGAACAATTCCAGCAACTGCAAATTTCTTTAGCTTGAGTTTGATATTTTCTTTAATCAGATTTGGAAGAAAATCTCCAAATCTTGGTTTAATACTGATGAATACCTTTCCATATTGTGGTGGAACTAACTCTTCGCCACCAAAAACAGAAATAGACTCAGTTTCTGGGTAAATTTTAGCAGGAATCAGTGTTTCATAGTCATTTGCAGTCAGTGCTCTGTTCTGAGAGGCATAAATTCTTGGTGCAAACTTCTTGATTGACTCAACACTCTCAATTGGTTCACCACCACCAGCTGCAATACCGGTTGATACGAGAGATATACCAGAAGTTACTGAATATTCTTGTGCATTTCGGTTATAGATTAATCTTCCAGCAAAAGCAAACGAACTGACCCCATTTGCAGCATCACCATTAGATGTAATGTAATCTACACTGATATAATTGTTGTCTTCAAGTTTATTTCCAAAAATACCATCTCCAAATATTACTTGATATCTTTCATCATCAACTTCTTGAAGATAATAAACCTTTGAATCAGACTTCACATCAAATAAACTGTCTTGACGTGAATATTTGACACTTCTAGATGATGACTCATTCGGTCTTACTGTAACGGTCATCAAATCAGTATCAATACCAATATTATCTAAAATAAACTTTTGATTTGGGTTTCTATAGTTTTGAGTGAAGTTAGAAGTCAGTAATGTTCCCTCATAAACCGAAATATTAGAAAAAGTTGCAATATTATTGACTACGGGAACTGTAATATCCTCTAAAATGCAAAAAACATATGATTGATTGCCAAAAGATCCCGATGAAGTGACTACTGGACCTTTTTTAAGAGTTATTGATGCTGGAACAGGAGTTATATTATTAGTATTGACCTGAAATGTGACAACAGCTCTTGCTGCTTTTCTTGATTTTGGTAAATATCCAATATTTCTTGCTAAAGATACGACATTCTCTCTTAATGTCGCACTATCGATGAATACCTCATTCGCGACCATATTCGCGTTATATGAGGTAATGTAGGTATTATATGCCAGAACGTCAAGAATCGTCGATAAGTTCGATCCTTCGAAATCATAGTCTGTAAAACTAGAATTTTCTTTAAGATATTCTCGGAGAGTTGTTTTAACCTGATTAAAATCTAGGTTAGTGAAATTAGCTAGTGGCATTTTTACCTAGTTTGTTGCAAAACGAATTGTAATTCTTGTGGAGGCACATCCGCACCAATAATTTCATATATGATAGTTACATTAAACGCATTACTATCATAATCTGGATTCACTAAGACTCTTCTCAAATTAACTCTTGGCTCATAGTTTTTAATTGATTGACGAATTTCTTGTTGAATTAAATTTGCAGAAACAGGATCAATATTTTCAAAAAGAGATTCGCTTATCTTAGATCCAAAGTCTTCATCAAAAAACTTTTCACCAGGAGTTGTAAATACGATATTTCTCACTGAACGGGAGATTGCTTGCTCATTTTTAAGCAAAACGAGGTCATCATTAAGAGGATGCCTCTTAAATGTCATACTAATATCTCTAAAACCTTGACTTACCCGTTCTAAAGGCACAAAAATCCAGCGATTATATCTTATTTATTAAGGCATCACTGAGATTTTTACTCATAAAGTGGTTCTGGAGTCGTCTGATTTTCAAAAAATTCAGTTTCTTCTACAGAATCGCGTTTTTTGGGTGTTAAATCATCATTTGCGATCTCACGAAGCATTTTTTGATGACTATCGTTAGCTAAGTTGTCTAAAAAATCGTGATTTGGAGTCATTTTTCTCTTTTTTAAGGGTCAATTGGGCGATTTTCTTGTGATTTGTACATATCTTCAACTTTTTCTTCTTCAATTTTACGTTCTTTTGACGTTTTCCAGAAATATTCGTCTTCACGACCCATTCCAAGACGTTCAAAACCATTTTCAACTTGATAATATTGAGTTGAAACCTTAAAATCGGGCATTTTTGGTTCAACAGGTGTCAAACTGTTATCATAGATACGCATTCTATTATTAGGATACAGTGCATACTGTCCATTTTCAAGTTCAATCAAGTTATGAGACTTATGCTCAGCTGGATTTTCACTTGTTGCATAGTCAACTACTTCAGGATCCTGATGATAGTTATCAATTGTACAAATGTATGTACCTTTCTGTATACCATGGTCTCTTGTATACAGTTCATAGTCCATCGAACCAATAAACTGCTTAGTGACGGCCACAACGCCGTAATCCATGCAATTCCAGAATTGTAGGTTAGGTAGGTCCATATCAGGACTTGGCGTCTCAGGGGCGCTTACAAACGCACTGATGGGCAGTTTATCGTACATAGCAGCATACTCTGGTAAGTATGTCTCAAAATAAAAAGTGCGCCCAGGTATCGACTTACACGATACCCAGACGCCTTTCACAAATTCACCATGACCAGATTGATGATCAGTAAGATATTCTTTTCTTACCCATACCTCAACTGATGGGAGGTTACAAATTAACGCAGCCATTATAAACGAATGTAACTGCTTCTATTTAACCCTTTCCTTGCCCCCGATACTTCTTTTTTGCTTTGTTACGAGAAGTCGCGGATCTTAATGTATACTGCGAGTTTCCTTGGCGAGTTTTTTTCGGCTTACCCTTAACATAAGTGCCGCCTTTCATCATCATAATTCAGTACCTCAGATTACGCGAGTTTTTTCGTGACCAACTCTGATACGAGGATCGCACCAGATTTCAAAACCTTCTTCCTTTGCATCAAGACAGAATGAGACATCTTCACCACACATGTCTTGAACATTTCCACTCTCAAAGACTTGCATCTTAGGAGCAAACCAAGGGTATTCAAGATTTTCAAATACACCCTTCTTGATCAGTACCCAACCAAAACCAGTGTAGTCAACAGTAAATGGCTTACGACGCTTCTGAATGGATTCGACAGTTTCGTGATTCATCACTCCACCATTCTTACGGAAATCATCTTCTTCCAACCAGTGTGCGACAGAAGTTGTGTGTCCATCTTCAGTGGCATACCAACCAGCAGTGACTTCTTTCTCTGTACCATCTTCACTTACTGCAAGATCGCACAATTGCCAGAACTTGTTTGTATCAAAAACAATATCTGAGTCGATCCACAGTTGATAGTCATATTCCAGTTTGCCATCCCAAGGAATCTGATTGGGACCACGTAATACATTAGCACCTAAGCACTTACAACGTGCAAAGTTAACCATCGAGGAATAATCTTGACTGATCTGAATACTCATTCCATTCTGTACCATATCAAAGCACAGTTGTACAAAGTTCTTCAGAAATGTAAATGAACAACCACGGCCTGGCAAACAGAATACGATGGTCTTACCACGCATACGTTGCTTGATTGCCGCGATGTCCCACTCCTCTTTCTTCTTGGGTTTGGGGGCATTCGCCTTAACAGTAAATCCTTTTGCCATAAGTCTTAGAAACTTCAGTTCAATTCTAACAGTCTATATGTATAATGTCAATATGAATCACACCCAGGTGGTTCATTTGGGTTAACCGCCCCAGAGCCTCCATGGGCGCAAATAACTTCCTCATATGATAAATCCCCAAGTTCATAATCAGTCTTCATTAGACCAACCATTCCCTTGAGGGTTTCCCATGTATTAGTGAATTGTTCTTCACTTAAACTATTGTATAAACACTCTTGCTTTGCGTAGATGTGATAAACCTTTTCCATAAAAATTTTTTGCGCGGAATTTTTTTTCCTATTATGAATTTGACTTTCGCATTATATATCGAGGTCGATCTGTCACCTCTGTAGGTTAGGGTAGTTAGCGTTTTTATATACGGGCACGCGCCGCAACGCCATAACAACGCCGCATCAAAACACTGTGTTTCACTGATACCCACTGCCATCATATCACGGAGACTGACTGATGTCAACCCCCGTGTTCTGAGTATCACATAAGACTGCCAATCACCAACGGACAGGCTTACTCAGGTCTTCTACGTAACTGTCAATCACCCTCTCATTTCCTTCGAGTTCAAAGAGATCCTCCCATGAAATCTGATGCGGGTCAAAGTCTTCCATCACCTCTAAATCTAGGGTGATTCTGTAACGTGACTTCTGGGCCTGACTGATAGCAACTGACATGAGACTGACTCCGTGAGTGATACTTTGTTAGTATAGAATGCCTGAGCGATATTGTCAATCTTCCAATCAGTATTTATAAGAAAGACTGATAATTTT